CCCGTCCCACTCGACCTGGACCACGCCCAGCCGTGCCGACACGGTGGGCGCCGACGGGACAGGCGGGGGCGTCACGTCGGACGCGACGGTCAGCGTCACCGCGGCGGACCACTCGCCGAGGTAGTAGGCGTAGCGGCCACGGGCACGTACGCGGACCTGGATCGACTCGCCGACGGTCAGCGGCGCGTGGTCGACGGTCGTGTCGTCGGTCTCGCGGACCACGGCCCATGGCGCGCCGACGACGTTGCGGCGGATGGCGAGCTGGTAGCCGGACACCTCCATGGAGCCGCCGCCGTCGGCCTCGCGGGCGGCGGTGACCGGGTTCCACGACGCGGACAGCAGGCCACGCGCCACGCCGTTGTTGTCGAGGTAGGCCGTGGTCGACGCGGCCAGACCAGTCGGGGCGGCCAGGAGGCGCTTGTCGATGCCCTCCAGCGCGGGGCGGACCGTCGACCCCGACCCGTTGCTACCCGCGTCCGAGCCGATGCGCTCGCGGCGCTGGCGGCGCAGCTCACGGTCCAGCAGGCTGTCGTTGAGGATCAGCGAGCGCGTCACGCCCTCCGACCCGGCACGCCACAGCAGCGACGCCACGCGCACGCGCTCAGTCGCCTCGACGCTGGTCGTCGTCGCCGCGATCCAGTCGCCGGGCAGGATGTCGATGCCCAGCCGGTGCGGGTTCAGGGGCGTCAGGTCGCGCGTGTACTGACCGCGCAACCGGCCAGCCTCGGCCAACACCTGCTGATTGCGGGCCGTCGCGGACGCGGCCAGCGTCACCCGGTCGTCGGACGCGAAGCCCTCCCACCTGCCCCACGGCGTCGGCGCCGTCGGCTCGGTCGTCGTGACCAGCACCCCGTCGCCGCCGTGCAGCGTCTGCGCCGAGATCAGGTCGGCGATGGTCTCCGTCGACGCAGCCTCGGCGATCTCACGGCCAGCCCGCAGGATGACCACCGACCCTCGCTCACGACCAGCCGACGGGGGAGCCATGTGCAGCGTGCGACCCTGCCACCACCAGTCGACCGCGCCACCGTCATACAGGCGCGCCAGGGTGACGTCGAGCGCTTCGCCGCGGGAGATCCAGAACGCGTTGAGCGACGGCCACGGGTTGCCGTTGGAGTCCAGCGCGGTATCGAAGCCAAGCTCGATGGCGTACCCGCCACGGGCCACATACTCATCGCACAGGGTCTTGATGACCGTGCCCGCGTTGACGCCGAGGAACTGGCGGCGGCCCTGATTCTCACCCTCGGCCGACGAGTACAGCGACTCCGACGGGGCGGCGTGCTTGACCTTCGCCAGCACCCAGCCATAGGCCGGGCAGGTCAGCGACACGGTGTCGGTGCGGTCGGACGGGTCGAACGATCGCTCGACGGCGATGAAGCGACCACCACGCGGCTCAACCCATGCGGCGCCGTCCCACTCCTCGAGCGCGACCTCTAGCCCGTCGGTGAGAGTGCGCTGCAGCAGCCCGCCACCCACGGCGGCGCGCGAGTACGTCAGCGACGCCGCGCCAAGCTCGCCCGTCGGGACCGTCGCGGAGAACTCCAGCGTCCACGGCAGAGGCCCCAGCTTCGCACCATTAGGCGCGTAGGCGACGAGGCGGGTCTTGTGCTCAGCCACGGATCACCACCAGGCTTTCTTGAATCGCACGCTGGCCGTATGGCTGCTGGTCAGGGTGGCCAGCCGGGAGAGCACGCCGCCCGACTCAGTGACTGCCGGGGTCATCCGCAGCGGACCAGGGCCGGGGTAGGACACCAGCGCATCCAGCCATGCGGCCGACGACGAGGGCCGCGTCCACTGGCTCGAGCTGGCCGACTTCCATGCCTGCAGCTGGCCGGTATCGACGTAGATGTAGTCCGTCGCCACCGCGTCATAGGCGACCGAGATGCCGGTGCCGGTCTGTTCGTCGGTCAGGACGGGGTTCGCGGCGTCCAGGGCGAAGCGGACCACGGCGTCGGTCACGGGCGCGCTGCCAACGTCGAGGGCGGTGGAGCCGACGGCGAGGGCGGTCGTGGTGGCCGTGGTGTCGCGCCAGTACACGCCGGGGAGCCGGAACGTCAGCGTGACGCGCGTGTAGCGACCCCAGACGATCTCAGGCGACCAGTCCGACGACACCAGCGCCGCAGCCTGCGAGCGCGAGGTCGTGCCCACGGTGCGCGTCACGACGGTCGCCGGGCGGGCCACCAGAGCCGCCAGGTCGTCGTTCAGCAGCTCCAGGGCCGCCGTGTCCACCACGTCACGCGCAGGGGCCAGGACGAGCGTCAGCAGCGGCGCGGAGGCCGTGCCACGCCCCGCCAGGATCACGCCGTCGGCGCCAGGGATGGACACGGCGTTGTGCTCGATGGCGACCGGCGCCCGGTAGCTGGAGCCGGCCCGGATGCGCCAGCGCGCCAGGTCCAGCCCGTCGATGGAGTAGGTCGCCACGTCAGCCACAGATCCCCCTCAGAGTCCGATAGCGGCCGCGTGGTCCAGCAGCGCCTTCTCGCGCACGCTGGCCGGTTCCGCGACGGGGTAGTAGGTGTGCGAGTTGAGGACGATCCGCTCGCCGCCGTCGCCCCATGCGCTCATGCCGCCACCGGCCAGACGCGCCGGCGTGTAGGTGCGCGACGGGGTGCCGCCGTCAGCGAAGCCCAGCGGCTTGAAGTACTCGCGGGGAATCTGGCGGGCGTTCATCGCGTACATGAGGTCGGGGCCGTAGTAGTCGACCGACGACGCCTTGGTCACGAACTCCTTGCGGCTGAGCCACGCGGGGATGCTGTCGCTGGTGGGCGTGCCGGGGCCGTCCAGGAGAGCGCCCTGATGGAACGCACGGCGAGCCATGCCGCCACCCGCGAGGCCGACCTCAGCGGCCACGTCAGCGCCGTAGCCACCGGTTGCAAGCGCGGCCTGGCCGTACTTCTTGATGGCGACATAGGCCGTCACCGTCTTGCCGTTGATGCTGTTCAACACGCGGTTGGCGTCGTAGTAGCCGGACAGGTCAGAGCGGACGGTGATCGTCGTGGCGACCTTCGACGGGATCAGGCCATACTTGTCAGCCAGCGCCGCAGCTTCGTCGGCCGTGGCTCCCATCGACCGGGCGGCCTTGATGAACTCGTCCCGCGCCCGCTGCGTCGACCCCTTGACCTCCTCGGCCGTGGCGCCGTTCTCGGCCATGGCGGTTGCGGCGTTGAGTGCCGAGCGTGCGATGTCGTTGAGTGCGGCCTGGTTGTTGCGGCCAGCCTCGGTGTTGAGGTCCAGCGTCGCGCCGTTCTTCTCGGCCGCGGCGGTGGCGTCGTCGATGGACTGCTCCAGGGCGATCGTCGCGTCAGAGGCGGACAGGGCCGCGCCGTAGTATTCCTCCAGCGCGCCCATGGCCTCGTCCAGCGCGGCCGCTTCCTCGGCGGCGGCGTCGGTGAAGGCGGTGGCCGAAGCGGTGAGCGTGTCGGTGGCGACGACGGCTTCCTGGGTCGGCTCGGGGATGGTCGCCATGGCGGCGGCCAGTTCCTCGGCCGACAGCTTGCCCTTGCCCTGCTCGGCGGCCGCGAGCTGGATGGCGCCGGCGTACTGCGGGAAGGCTTCGATCAGCTCGTCCAGCGGGCGGCCGGCGGCTTCGGCTTCCTCGGCGATCAGCCCGAACGCCTCAGCGGCGGCGGCCGGGTCCATCGTCGTGAGCTGGCGGTCGACCGCCGCGAACTGCTCGCGGATGCGGTCGATGCCCGACGACGAGTTGGTCAGGTCGGAGAGCATCGCGTCGAGGTTGTCGACGGCCGTCGTCCAGTTGTCCGTGTCGTTGGCGACGCGCTTGAAGGCGTCCGCCCACGAGTCGACGCCGCCCAGAATCTCGTTGCCAGAGATGGTGCGGAACGCGTCGCCGGTGATCTCGCCCGCGTCGGCCGCGCGGATCAGTGAGGCGGTCACCTCGTCGATGGCGGCCGGGGCCTCGTGGAACAGCTCGCGGAGCTGTCCGACGGCGGTCAGGCCTGCGATGGCGACCGTGAGCGCGCCGGCGCCCTTCGCGGCAGCGCCGAGCGCCTTGGCCGTCTTGGGCGCGGTCTTCTCCAGGTCGGCCATGTTGGCGCGGAACTCAGAGATGCCAGACGCGGCCTTCATGGCGCCGCCCAGCGCGAGCGCGCCAGCGGCTACTCCAACCAGCCCCTCGCCCATGGCCTTGACGCCCTGCGGGTTGCTGGCCGCCGCGTCCACGATGGACGTGATGCCCTGGGCGAGTTCGCGCAGCGGGGCGTTCTGGCCCTCGCCCAGCTGGATCATCAGCGTGTCGACCGCGCCGCCCAGCTTCTCGAGGTCGCCCGCGAGGTTGTCCTGCATGATGGCGGCAACCTCGGCGGCGTAGCCCGCTTCGGATACGGCGTCGGTCCACTTCGCGATGCCCTCGGCGCCCTCGTTGTAGATCGCCGTGGCCGCCAGGACGGCATAGCTGCCGAACATCGTGGCCATCTCGGCCTGCCGCTGTTCCTCGGTGAGACCGCCCAGCTGAGACTTGAGCTGTCCCGCAAGGCTCTCCATCCCAACGAAGTTGCCCTGGGCGTCGTAGGCCGCAATCCCGAGGCGCTCCATGGCCTCGGCGGACTCCTTGCTGGGGTTGGCCAGCGCGAGGAACATCGACTTGAGGCTGGTCCCGGCCTCGGCCCCCAGGAAGCCCGTGGAGGCGAACGCCGAGAGCGTGCCTACGGTCTCTTCTAGTGAGAGGCCAAACTCGGATGCCAGGAGACCGGAGTTGTTCAGTGCCTGCGCGAGGTCGGAGACGTCGCCCTGGGCCTTACCTGCGCCGGCGGCGAGCGCGTCAGCGATGCGGGGCACTTCCTCGCCGGAGAGCTTGAACTGCGTCATGGCGGACGCGGCAGTCTCGGCGGCCGTCGCGAGGTCCAGCTCACCCGCGGCCGCGAGGTCCAGCGCACCGGTCAGACCGCCGCCCAGCACGTCGTTGACGGACACGCCGGCCTTCAGCAACGCCTCCATGCCCTGCGCGGCTTCCTCGGCAGAGAACTTCGTCGCGCCGCCCGCGTCAATGGCAGCTTGGCGCAGCGCATCGAACGACCGCTGAGCCTCGCCGCCCGTGGCCTTGACCGCGCTCATGCGCTTGTCGAAGTCCAACGTGCTCTTGGCGGCCATGCCCAGCGCAGCAGCAGCAGCGCCACCCACCGCGAGGACGGTGGTCGACGCCTGCTTCCACGCGTCGGTCTGGCTGGCCTTGGCCATCTCGCCGCGCAGATCCTTGACCTGATTCTGGGTCTTGGTCAGCGCGGACGCGAGGCCGGTTGCGACGGCTTCCAGCCGGACCTTGATGACGCGATCCGTCATGAGCCACCTCCGGGCCTACACTGGGGGGATGGAACGAACGCCAATCGGCATGTGGAACGCCATTGCCGCTGTCTTCGGAGCCTTTGCGCTCATCGGCTTCGCGCTGGGCTTCGGGTGGGCGATGTTCCCGCTCGTCGTCGCGGCGTTTGCGGTCATCGGGCCGCGTATGCGCTCGCTCTAGTCGACGCGCTCCACGTAGCGCAGTTCGCCCGGCTGGGGCTTGTCCTGGCTGTCGTCGCGAGCGCGGCAGGCGTCACAGTGAATCGACTTGACCTCGTGGTAGCCGTCCACGTCGCTCGTCTCGTCGAGGTAGTGACCGCAGCCACCGGGGCAGAGGTCCTTGTCATGGAGAGTGAGGGCCTGCGCCAGGTAGCGGTTGGCCTCCGACCATGGCCGCGACGGGATGCCCAGCATGTCCATCGGCTGGGCGCCCCACTCGCGGGCGGCGGTGAGCGCGTCACGCACCCACCGGTTGCTGGTCAGTCGGAGGCAGCGGGCAAAAAACGCGGACTCAGGTACGCGCGCGGCTTCAGGTCGAGCGCCTTGACGAGGTTGACCAGCTCGGCGTAGTCCGGGGCCGCCACTTCATGCAGGTGGCGCAGGTGGTCGACAGTGATCGACTCGTCAGTGACATGCCCGGCCAGCCATGCCAGATCCTGCTCCAGGCCGCTCTCGTTCTTCATGGACTCCAGCAGTTGCGCGGACCAGTCGGTGGTGCGCGCTTGCAGGGGAATCTCACGACCCGCGAACGGGAACACGGCAGTGGCGGGGCCGACGCCCAGCAGCCAGTCGCCGAGGCTCACATCCTCGGGGCGGGGGGCGCTCGGCTCGTTTAGGGCTTCGTCGGTGATCTTGGGCACGGGTTCTCCTACGGGTAGTCACGGGTGGAGGGTGACCCCGCGCCGCGCACCCGTGAAGCGCGGCGCGGGGAGTCGGTGGGATCAGACGCCGGCGACGACGGCCTTGTCCAGGACGGCCTTCTGCACCTGCATCGGGATGATGCGCTTGATGTAGCCGCTGGTCTCGGTCGGCTTCTGCGGGTTGTCGGTGATGACCTCGTAGGCGTCGTAGACGTCGGCTGCGGCCCACGCGTCGCCGTAGTCCGGACCCTCGCGCAGCACGAACACGACGCGCGTGCCCTTGGCCTTCAGCGCCTCGTAAGCGGCATTATCGGCGGCCGCGTAGCCGCCATCGAGGCTGTCGAGCATCCAGAACACGGCCGCAGCGGCCTCGTAGTTGGACGCGCCGAACACCTGCGTGTTGGCCTCGTCGCACCACGCCTGGTCGGCGATGGTGTCGGAGCCGGTGGGCGAGAAGCGGGTGCCGCTCTTGGCGAGCAAGCACGACACGTCGATGCCTGCGGTCAGTTCGGTGGTCTTGATGGCGGACAGATCGGCCGGGACGGTGGTGAGCAGCGTCACCTTCGTCTTTGCGTCGGCCAGGGTCTTCACTCCGGGCATGGTTACTCCTTGGTGATGCTGGCCTCATCGGCCGGATCGGATTCCGCCAGGGTCGGCGGGTCTGCGGGGGCGGTCTCCACGACTGCCTTGTCGGTCTCCAGCTCATCCGGGGTCGCCAGGCTGAGGCCGCGACCGAGGACGGGGTGCTCGAGGTAGTGCTCCGGGGCCTGGTAGACGAAGCCGGGGCGGGACTCATGGGTGACCCAGACGAAGCTCACGGGGGATCTCCTAGGTGGTAGGGGCGCTGTGGATGTCGATCAGCAGCACGCCATAGGCGGGGTGCGTGTCGGTCGTCGTGAGGGTGACCGTCCGATCGACCTGCACGGCTCGCGCGTCGGTCAGGTCGACGACGACATGGCGGCCGGTGACGCCGGGCAGGATGGTGGGGGACATGCCGGGCGCGATCACGTCGCGCACGGCCTCCAGCAGGGTCAGGGCGGCCTCGGAGTCCTGCGCGGTACAGGTGACGCCAGCGGGTGCCGTCCATGCGCCACAGGCGCCGCTCACGGACTCGTCGCCGTCGCCTACGCCCACGGCTCCCCATAGCGCCACGAACGGCGGCTGGTGGCCGGTTGCGTCGCCGATGACCACGGGGACCGTCATGCCCGCCTGGATGACGTCAGGGGCGCCGAGCTTGGCGCGCAAGGCGTTCAGCTCGGCGATCACGACAGGGCCTTGGCGACGACGGCCGCGAGGGCCGATTCGAACTGCGGGGCCTCGGCGTCGAGCGCCACGCGGGGATCAGCGACCGTGCCGCCACCGCCATGCGAGCCGCCGAAATAGGCGATGTTCGCCAGGTTGCCGGGACTGCCGGCCTCGGACGAGGGGCCGATCTCCGCCGCGAAGCCGCCGTCGAGCACGTCGAAGCCGACGGCCCGCGCGACGCCCTTGAAGTGGGTGGAGCCGGCGAGATCCTCGCGCAGCTGGTCCTTGATGTTCATGGCGCCCTTCGTGACCACGGCGGGAATCTCGCGGGCCACCTTGAGCGGCACGCGTCCCAGGTCGGCGGCCAGGGCGGTCAGCTCGGATGCGTCGATGCGGATCACGGGATCACCTCGCCGGACTCGAAGGTGGTCAGGTCATCACCTATCAGCTCCTCCACGCTCGCGCGGTAGGCCGTGGCGTGCTCCTTGGCGGGCCAGCGGGTCGTGACGCGCCAGAGGCGGCCGACCATGTGCGGGTCGCGGGAAGTGTCCATGCGGGCCACGTCGCCTGGCTCGGGGGAGTAGGCGCCGACGGGAAGGTGGAGATGAGAGCGCTGCACGGTGACCGTCGCGCCGGACGATCCTCCCGGGGTCTGCTCATAGGCCTCGTAGGTCTGCAACTTGGCACGACCGGTGTAGACCACGGACCACTGGGCGACGACGCGGATTCCGTCGCGGCGCTCGCCGGTGCGGCGATAGATGGTCGCGGTGGCGGTCATCAGGGCCTCGGCCAGGCGGCGGCCGGAGTGAATGGCGGCGGCGGTCATAGCGCCGGCCAGGCGTAGGTGTCAGGCTCAGAGTAGGGGCGCACCGAGAAGGCACCGGATCGGGCGGCGGGCATGAGCTGCGCCCACTCCTCGGGAGTCGGCATCAGGTCAGACGTGGCAGCCGAGGCGGTAAGGCCGTAGCTGTAGTCGTCGATGCGCTCCTGGAGCTTGCCCGTGGGGTTGTTGATCTTGCGGATCACCACGTCGGAGATGACCGCGATGACTACCGCCTGCGACGGCGACCCGGCGACAATGCGCTCGGTGAGGTCAGGGATGCGCTGGAGGATGCGCGCCTCCACGTCGTCGAGCCATGCCTGCCATTGCGCTTGCTCGTCAGCGCTGGCGTAGGAGCGGCCCATGCGGGCCTGGATGTCGGTGATGGTGGCGTACATGGGCCGCTCCTATTCAGTTGGCCGCAGGCTTCCGGCGACGCCCGCGCTTCACAAGGGGCGCCGCCGGGGCCTGGCTGACTTCCTCGACCCGCTTCCAGCCGTAGCCCTCATAGCGCGCCACAAGCACTGGCGGAACGAGGGCCACACGTCCGTTGGGGGTCCAGAACTTCATCAGACGACGGTGTTCGAGCCGACGATCTTGACGAAGTGGGCCAGATCGCGGACGCCGAAGCCGACCTCAATCTCAGCGCGAATGGCGAACATGTTGCGCTGCCAGAGGTTCAGCTGCGTGCCGCCGTCGTTGATGGTCGCCTGGTCGGAGACCGCGATGGAGACGCCCTCGACAGTCCCGTAGAAGGCCGAGCTCCAGTCGGCAGCGAAGCCGAGGACCTCGCCGTCGTCACCAGCAGCGTCGGCCTTGTAGACATGACGCGACAGCGAGACGTCGGCACCCAGGAGCTGGGAGACAGCGCCCTCGGTCTGGATGTTGGTCAGGAGCAGCGGGCGTCCGGTGGAGTCCTTGGCGCCCAGGAGCACGCCACGGGCCTTCGGGGAGAGCACCCAGCCATTCAGGACGCCGTTGGCGGCCGAGATGGCGGCGTCGACGGCCACGAGGTCGTCGTAGGTGTTGGTGCCGTCAAGGGTGAGCGCGGTCGCGCCCTCGAGCAGGTCGAAGTTGGAACCGGGCGCGACGGTGGCGTGGAACACGGTCTCGTCGAACTTCTTGGCCAGCGCGCCGGGCAGCCGTCGGGCGAGTTCGGCGTAGAGGCCCGGCAGGTCGCGGCGGAACTCGTTCGAGAACGGCTCGATGACAGCGAGCTTGTAGGGCGTGATCGTCTTCGACGACAGGGTGGCTCGAGACACCGGCTTCTCGGCGGTCTCATTCACCCATCCGGCCTGCGCGTCGCCCGTGATAATCGGGACAGAGACGCCGCTGCCGGGAAGGGCGATCTGGCGCGCGCGCTGCATGATGGCCGAGGACTCGATGGTGTTGGCCCAGATCTCAGACGAGACGGCCGGGTCGAGCACGACGCCCGACGTTGCGCGGGAAATGTCAACCATGGGAGGTCACCTTTCAGGGGTTGAGGAGCTGCTCGACCGTCTGCGCGAACTTCTCGCCAGTGGTGGCAGCGGATAGGGGATTGCCCTTTGCGCCCTGGGTCGGGTCGGGGGGCAGGGTGTTGCTCGACGAGGCGCCGGCGATGGCGAGGATGGACTGCGCCTGAAGGGTCAGGGTTTCCTCATCGCTGCCGGTCAACAGCGTGTCGATGGCGTCGGCGGGGATGCCGTTGGTGATCGCGATCCGGTAGCGCAGCGCCTCGACGGCGGCCTTCGCGGCCTCGTCCTTCGCTGCCTGCGTCTCGGTTCCGGCGGCCTGCAGTGTGTCTTGCAGGCGCTTGAGTTCGGCGGACGCATCGGCGGCCAGCTTCTCGGCAGCCTTGCGCGCTTCCCTTTCGGCGGCGATCGCCTTCTTTCCCGCGTCGCCGAGTTCGATGGTCTCCGGAGCGGGGGCCTCCGTCGCGGGGGCCTGCGTCTCGGTGTTCTCGTCGGGCATGGTTGGTGTTCCCCAATCGCTGGAGTGGTGGTTGACCTGCCGCGTCGCGCGGTAGGGGTTCAGGGGTCCGCAGGTAGCCGGAGTGTGGGGCGTCCTGCGTCAGCGGGCCTCGTTGGCAAGGCGCGCCACGTCGGAAAGCGAGCCTTGGAGGTACCCGTTTCGAGCAAGTAGGCGCACGGCCTCTTCGCGGGTCTGGGAGACCTTGTAGATCGCATCGGGGGTGAGTCGCGGAGCGGTTCGCCTCACCTTGTAGTTGGCGATGTAGCCGCGGCGGCCGGTGTTCGTCACGTTCATGAACTGGACCACCTCGCCGCGCTGGCGAGCGGCCTCGCGCTGGACGGCCGCGTACCATCCGCGCTTGGTCGTGCCCTCGGTGGTGGTGACCATCTTGGCGCGCTGCGCCGGGGTCGCCCCGCGGTAGGCGTTGATGACCTGCCCGATGTCGCCGCCGTCCTCCAGTGCCATGCGCTGGCCTGCGGTGAGGTCGTGAATGTCGTCCACCTGGGGGGCGTAGGTGTAGTCATCGGTCACGAGGTCGCCATAGCGCGGGACGTGCACGCAATCGCAGCCGGGATGCCGCTCGAAGGCGACGCTCCACCGGACGTCCTTACCGGCGAGCGCGGCGCACGCCTGGCAACATGGCGGGCGCACCGCGCGCACGTATCCAGTTCTCGGTGTGGCGACCATCTGCGCCTGAGCGGCC